CCGTGTTTATGTAAACTTGGGTCCCATCTCCCGGGTCCCATCACCCTGCACATTCCACGTTCTTCAAGAGCGCGGAACCCGTATCCCTCAACCAACGTCCCCCAACCTCAAATACAGACAAGCGCAGCGCTCGCGCTAGGCCATTGTTTTTGGGCGATGGACTGTTGTATATCAACGAGAGAAGTTTCACGTGAAACTTTTCCATGGGCGCTCCAGGGAACCACCATGTCATTGATAGATATATCGCCGGAAGATCTTGCTAGATTGACGCGGCATGAGTTGGTTGAGCGGGTACAGGCGCGAGAGTTGTTTAATCTTCGTATTTCCAAGGAGGAGTGCGAGGATTCTCTGGCAGAGTTTATTAAGCAGGCGTGGCATATTGTTGAGCCTGCCAACTTATATGTTCACAATTGGCATATTGATTTTATCACGCATCATTTGGAGGCGGTGACGAACGGCGAGATCACGCGATTGTTGATCAATGTACCGCCGGGCGCGATGAAGAGTTTGATTGTTAATGTGTTCTGGCCGAGTTGGGAATGGATGAAGAGTCCGCAGACGCGGTATTTATGTACGTCGCATTCGCAAAACCTGGCGATTAGAGATTCGACGAAGATGCGGCGTCTTGTGACGTCGGAATGGTATAAGTCGCGGTGGGGCGAAGTTGTTGAGCTGACGGGCGACCAGAACGCCAAGACGAAGTTCGAGAATACGCAGACGGGTTTCCGTGAGGCGGTGGCGTTTCAATCATTGACGGGTGTTCGCGCGGATCGGGTAACGATAGACGATCCGCACTCGGTCGATAGTGCCATGTCGGACGTGCAGAGACAGTCTACAATTGAGACATTTCTGGAGGCGGTGCCGACACGACTAACAAACCCGAAGAAGTCGGCGATTGTCGTCATCATGCAGCGTTTACATACAGAGGATGTATCGGGCGTCATATTGGATAAGAACTTAGGGTATGAGCACATAATGCTGCCGATGGAATTTGATCCAGACCGGCGGTGTGCAACGAGCCTGGGATTTGAGGATCCACGGGAGACGGAGGGTGAGCTCCTGTTTCCGGCGAGATTTCCGCGGGAAGTGGTGGAGCGGGACAAGCAGGTGATGGGGCCGTGGGCCTCGGCGGGACAGCTGCAACAAGCGCCAACGCCACGAGGCGGCGGGATTATAAAGCGGTCATACTGGCAACTTTGGGATGATGCGGAAGCCAAGGCGCAGCATTTGCCGGATGCAAATAAGTATCCGCCGATGGATTATATTATAGCAAGTCTGGACCCGGCCTATACGGAGAAGAAGGAGAATGATCCTTCGGCGCTGACGGTATGGGGCATCTGGCAAAAGGGCGGGGCGTCGGCGAGGCGGTTATTGTCCAGGGATTCTGAGGTCGTGACCATATTGGATGACCGGGACACGATACCATGCGTGATGTTGATGCACGCCTGGGAGAAGAGGCTGCCGATACATGGGTCGGAGGTCGTTCGAGAGCAGGGCGAGAATGCGCGGGCGTTCCGGGAGCGGCAACTGGCGGCTTACGGGTTGGTGGAGCATGTGATTGAAACATGCAACAGGTATAATGTGGATATGTTGCTGATCGAGGCGAAGGCGTCGGGGCTGTCGGTATCGCAGGAAATAAAGCGATTGAACAGGACAGCGAACTGGGGCGTTTATCTATCAAACCCGGGCAATCTGGATAAGGTCGCGCGAGCGTACGCGGTGCAGCCAATATTCGCAAACGGGGCGATATATGCGCCCGATAAGGACTGGGCGGATAAGGTGATCACGCAAGCGGAGACATTTCCAAAGGCGAAGCATGATGACTTTGTGGACTCGACAACGCAGGCGCTGAAGTATCTTCGAGAACGGAATTTCTTGCGCAGACCGGAAGAGGTCGCGATGGATATTCGCGGTTCGTTTGATGGCCACGGAAAGAAGTCGGTTATCTACGACGTCTGACGCGGTAAATATGGCCGCAATTGCTTTATTTACGCGATAATATACTGTATGGTCAGGTGAAACGGGCCTGCCTCGATAATTTATTATACGCTGCGCGGAATAGCTATGCTGAAAATGGATGACATAGAGGAGCGGGCGCAATTTATTCGGTCGCGCATCCATGCCATCGCGAAAGAACTATCCAACACAGCTGTAGATGATACGAAGACGCGCGCATTGCTGACCGAGATGGTCGTGCTTGCGAAAGAATCCGAATTAATTGACAACAGCCTTGAGCAATTCCACGAGTTTATAGAGCAGCTGGTAACGAGCGAGTGCTCTGGGCCGCATTAAAGGAAAATAATTGATGGATGATCCGCGTTTTATCCGCAAGCCGGAAGAGGAACAGGCTGAGAAGCCCGGCTCGGAAACGATAGATCTTGGAGATTTGGATCTCGTTAAGACAAAACCGGACGCCGTTGTTATTGATTTGCCTGACGGGGCGGTGACGATCAATTTTGGTGGGCTTGGGCTTGCGCCGGAGGAAGGATCGTCGGATCACGACGCAAACCTGGCGATGCACATTGGATCAGGAACACTGGGCGCAATATCAAGCGACTTGATGAGACTGATAACGGACGACATCACGCGGCAGGAACAGAAGCTGCAAGATGTTGTTAAAGGAATCGAGCTACTCGGCGTTAAATTAGAGGAACCAAAGTCGGAGCCAAATAGTGAAGGCATATCCGTCGTTCGCCATCCGCTCTTGCTTGAAGCGGTCCTACGGTTCCAGGCAAATGCGCGCGGTGAGTTATTGCCGGCAGATGGACCAGTTAAGGTCACGAATGAGGGCGATAGCACGATTGAACTTGATTTGCAGGCCAACCAGCTTGAAGAAGATTTCAATCACTACCTCACGGTCGGTGCGCCTGAATATTATCCTGACACTGACCGGATGTTCTTCTCATTGGGACACGGCGGTGAGGCTTATAAGAAAGTATATTACCACCCACTCAAGAGACGCCCGGTTTCGGAGACAATCGACCGTAAAGACATTGTATTGTCGGACGGCGCGGTTTCACTTGAGTCTTGTGCGCGGATCACGCATCGCTCGAGAATGCGTCCCTCAGTTGTCAAGCAAATGCAGCTTGCAGGAGCCTGGCGCGAGGTTGCGTTAACGTCGGGCGCAATAATGCCGGACTTGAATATCGTTGATCGAAAGCTCGATGATATTGCAGGCATGATGCCTAAAATGGGATTAGGGCTCGAGGAAAATGATCGCGAGATTTATGAGTGCTACTGCGAGTTAGATTTGCAGGGATTTGAGCATAAGGAGGATGGCGTCGAAACAGGACTTGCCCTCCCCTATCGCGTAACGATTGATAAGGAGTCAAGACAGGTTCTTGAGATCCGTCGGTGGTGGGAAGAGGGAGACGAGAGTTATGTCAGAAAAGAAGTCTTCGTGGAGTACGTTTTTGTGCCAGCTTTTCCTGGCGTTAATCTGGGCCTACTTCATATTCTCGGAAATGCGACGCGAGCGCTTACAGCGGCGTGGAGAATTGCGCTAGATAACGGGATGCTGGCGAACTTCCCGGGCGGCATTATGGCGCGCTCGACAGGTAAGCAGCAAACAACAAACATACGCGTTGGTCCGGGTCAACTTGCACCGCTAGACGTTGACGGCGTGCCGTTGCAGCAAGCATTTATGCCATTGCCATATCGTGACGTGACGACGGGATTTCTGTCAATTATCCAGAGTGTTGAAGGCGCATCGAAAGCGGTTGGCGGAACAGCGGAAACAGCTGTTGGTGAGGGCAAGCAAGACGCGCCGGTTGGAACGACGATTGCGCTGATTGAACAAGCGCAAAAAGTTATGTCGGCTGTTCATAAGCGCATGCACCAGGCGCAGCAGAAAGAATTTGGATTGCTGCGTGAGCTCTTCCGACGAGATCCGGAATCATTGTGGCGCAATAATAAGAATCCAAACTTTCAAAACGACCGGCAGAAGTTAGTGATGGCGCTGGACAATAGCGACATTGTGCCAAAGGCAGATCCAAATACGTCAAGCCAGACACTGCGTACGCAGAAGGCGATTGCAATTTATACATTGGCGCAGCAAAACCCAACGGCGTTTGATCAGACGGCGGTTTATAGTCGGATCTTCGCGATGATTGGTATCGAGGATGCGCAGAACCTGTTTAATAAAAACCCACCTGGACCACCGCCTGTTAATCCGGCGGATCAGATGGAGGCGCAAGCTGCGTTGACATCGGCGCAGGCGAAGATGATGGACGCGCAGGTGAAGGCAGAGCTCGCCAAGCAAGAGCATGGCGTCAAGATCGCGGATGTTCAGGCGCGGATGACGGACGCGCAGACGAAGCGGCAGATCGCCGAGACAGACGCAAAGATGGGTCTGATTGATCAGGCGAATAAGCTGCAAGTTGAGAACATGAAGATGCGGCAGTCGGCGCTCGTTCACCGTGAGAAGTTAACGCATGATGAGCGCAAGACATTTGCGAATATGCAACAGGCGAAGACGATAAAAAGTCTGGACCTTGCGGATCAGGACCGCAAGCATCAAAACGATGTGCTTGAGGCCCGCATCCAGCAACAGGCGCAGCGTGCCCATGAGCAACAGAAAACATCGTCGCAGCATCGCAAGGATATAATTGCGGAAGATCAACGTGCGCATAATACGCGCCGGGCGCAGCGTGAGCAGGCGATCCAGCAAGCAATTATTAATGCGCAAGGTGGTAACACGCCTGAAAGTGGATCAGAGCAATGATTAATGGAGCGATAAGACGCGCGCTGCAAGTTGCGAAAATGCGCAAGACGCCAACGCAACAAGCGCCGAGCGCTGCGCCTCAACAAGCTCCACTTCCACGACGAGAAGACATGCCCGTTGATCCGACAAGATCAAAGAGCGCGCAGGAACGACAGAAGTTTCAAGAAGGCGGCGACGTTTGGGATAAGCCGCGCCCAAAGAGCTTAGGCAAGCCAGAACATTTATCAAAGAAAGAAAAGTCGAGCGCAAAAGCAGCCGCAAAAGCAGCGGGTCGCCCTTATCCAAATTTGATAGACAACATGCGAGCGGCGCGCGCAGACGGTGGCCCTTTACCACCACGCCGACCAGTTGAATTTGCGGGTGAAGATGCGTCACGCGCATTTCCAGGCATATGGAAGAACGTCAATCCTGTTGTGAAATATAACATGGGTCGTCAGGAAGGTTACGCAGAAACGTATCCACCGAGAGAAACAGGCGATCCTAAAAATCCAAGATCAACGCGCCCTAAAGAATTTCCGATGGAGCGCACGGGTATTGAGGTCTATCGCCCTGAGATGTCAGGGGCAGATCTGGCGTTGGAGCTTTTGCACGCAGATCCGAAAGCGATTGAAACACGGAACAGATTACTCCCCACGATGTCTCCAGAACAATTGGAAGAACTGCGTCGGCGGGAAGATTACAAATACTCTATCAAAGATAAATTGCCGCAGCAAAAAGCGTATGAAAATGCGATGGATGCCGCAGCGCGTTCCTATCTTGCAAACAAGCGCGACCTGCCGCATTCACAAGGTCCGGCAAGCGACATTGAGTATATGCAATATACAGATGATCAAAAGAAACATCTGGATAAGCTCTACGACTATATGATGTCCGGCAAATATGCCGGCGGCGGTTCTGTTGAAAGACCAACCAAAATGAACGACAAAGTAAGACACGCGCTCGATGTTGCGTTAAGTGAGACGCATCCAAAGCGGTTTCATCATACGCTTGCGAAGTCGGGCTATGCGGACGGCGGCGTTCCAGAGATGCAAGCGCCGCAGGATCTTGCAAAGGAAGTTCCGTTTACGCACGACAAAGCACTTGCCTCGCAGTTTGATGTTGCAAAGGCGCAACCCTACAAGCCAAAGGCGATTTCACCCGGCAAACTTGATGTTGTTATGCCGAAGAAGGCGATGGTTCGTGGTCCGCGTTTGGACATGGGCAAAATGCGCATAAAGAAAGCGCGAGCGCCAAAG